CGCGAGTTTGGCGTTGACAACATTCGCGTTATGGAAACTATCTATGTACACGGTATTACCCGCGAGCATCGTGATTCCATTTTCGGCGTTACGAATCTTGATATAATTATGAAGTGGAAACTCATTGACCCAGTTTCCGGAATCATCGTACACGAGAATCTGGTCGGCCGCGAGGTCCGTGATCGAAACGTTCGAGAGCTGATCCAACTTGACTTCAACATTCGAAGTGAGATCGGTCGTCAAAGCAGTCGTCGGGTTTGTAAACTGAATCGTATTCGAGGTTGTGTTTCCGTGATCGGAGACGACTTGGAGGGTTACATTGGAAAGGAGACCACCGTCACCGAAATAGGTCAAGGCTTGAATATTGGAAGACACGTACGCGTTCCCTTCGATGTGAAGTTCTGTGGATGGGGTCAGTGTGTTAATACCGATATGTTGATCCACAATCAGATCGGTCGCGACCCTTCCGGAAACCGCCGTGAGCGCACCCACATTGGATGTGCCGTGAACATCGAGGAGGTACGCGGGTGCTTTCGTACCGAGACCCACGCGACTCGTCTCGGCATCTACGTGGAGTGTATCTGTATCCACCGTCAAGTTTGAAGAAACATAGACGTTACCAACCACATGGAGGTTCGCATCTGGTGACTTTGTTTCAATTCCTACGGAGTGGTTCGCCACATCGACATGGAACGTATTTTCATCAACGGTCAGATCATCGGACACGTATACGTTACCCACGACGTGGAGATTGGCATCCGGAGTCTTGGTCTCGATTCCAACGGCGTGGTTCACCGCATCGACATGGAACGTGTTTTCGTCAACCGTCAGATTTGAAGAAATGTACGTGTTTCCAACAACATGGAGTTCAGCATCAGGGGATTTCGTCTTGATACCAACGGATTGTGTACTCGCCTCGACGTGAAGCGCGTCCGTAGCGACAGTGAGATCATCGGAAACATAGACATTCCCCACCACATGAAGGTTCGCATCCGGCTCCTTCGTCTCAATTCCGACAGAGTGATTCACCGCATCGACATGGAATGTGTTTTCGTCGACGGTGAGGTCCCCAGACGTGTATACATTTCCTACAACATGAAGATTCGCATCGGGTGTCTTCGTCTCGATACCGACAGCGTGGCGTCCAGCGTCCACGTGGAACGTATCCTCATCGACGGTGAGGTCGAGAGAGGAATAGACGTTCCCCACGACATGGAGTTCCGCATTGGGGCTTTTTGTCTTGATACCCACACGCTCGGTCGAAGCTTCGACGTGGAGTGTATTTGTCGCGACAGTGAGATCATCGGAGACGTACACATTACCGACAACGTGGAGATTGGCATCGGGTTCCTTCGTCCCAAGTCCTATGGACTTGCCCGTCGTGTCCACGTGTAGAGTATTTTCATCCACCGTGAGGTTCGAGCTCACATACACATTACCCACCACATGAAGGTTAGCATCGGGAGACTTGGTCTCAATTCCGACTGCATGGTTCACCGCATCCACGTGGAATGTATTTTCATCAACGGTGAGGTCACCCGATGTGTACACGTTACCCACCACATGGAGGTTAGCATCTGGGTTCTTAGTCTCAATTCCGACAGCATGTGCAGTCGCGTCGACGTGAAACGTATTCTCATCCACTGTGAGATTCGAAGAAACATAGACGTTACCGACCACGTGAAGGTTCGCATCGGGTTCCTTCGTTTCAATTCCAACGGAGTGTACAGTCGAATCCACATGAAACGTATCTTCATCTACAGTCAAATCATCCGACACATACACATTACCTACAACATGAAGGTTCGCATCTGGTGACTTTGTTTCAATTCCTACGGCGTGTGCAGTCGAATCGACATGGAGAGTGTCTTCATCAACGGTCAAGTTTGAGGATACATACACATTACCTACAACATGAAGGTTAGCGTCCGGTTCTTTTGTTTCAATTCCAATAGAGTGGGTCGTCGCATCGACGTGGAACGTATCTTCATCAACAGTCAAGTTACTCGAAACGTACACGTTCCCTTCGACGTGAAGTTCCGCATCGGGGTCTGTTTCCTTGATACCAATTTTGTCCCCCACAGAAAGGATATCAGTCGTGTGTGTGTTCCCAGTGACATACAAAACATTAGAACCAAATTCATCCACGAAAAGATTCGAACCAACATCGAGTGAATGTGTTGGTGTCGCAGTCAAGATACCTACGTTGGATTCTGTGAGCACTCGACCGTACACGCGAACATCAAGCGATGCATCTGGTTTAGGGGTAATCACTGATCCATATGAACTACTCTCCGTGTATGTCATCACGAGCTCATCGGTACCCTCTATAAACCCGACGGCTACGTTCGAAAATGGACGATGCATGATAAGACCAAGATCCGAAGAAACATTTTCTTTTCCGAGTTCGATGATGGGATCTTTCACGACAGTGTTTACGGTGGCAACCGTCGTGAGGGCACCATTCACAGTCATGTTCCCATCCACCACCAAATTATCTTGAACATACGTGTTTCCCAAAACAGTGAGAAGGTTTGAACCTTCAGTGTCTACATTAAATGTTGAACCCACGTCGAGTGTATGGATCGGTGATCCATTCGCTACACCAACATTGGAGAGGGTCGTGACAGACGTGATCGCGTTATTGAACGATACGGTGTTTGCGGTGACATTTCCATTGATAACAGCCGCTTCAAGTGAGAAATTGAGAATATCCTCAGCGATCGCACCGGAATCCATAACCTCTTTCGTGACTTGGTTATACGCCAAGACGGTGATCCTTCGATCCGAGAGGTCTGTACGTAGACGAAGGGGTGTCATGTACACAGAATCTGAGAAGGGTACATCAAGCTGTTCATCACTCGCGTTGAACACAATGGTATTTTCCGCCTGGTCATCAGTGCAGTTTTTACCGAACCGAATCTTGGTTGAACGTTCCACCGTCGGCAAGTTCTTGACCATTTAATATAGATTAGCATTTTAATTCGCGTAGAGAAGACCGGCCATACCGTTCTCGATACGCAAGATGTTATAGTTGACCGCGTATATCGGGTCGTTGATAGGCAAGTCTTCACTCATGATCTTGGCTGAAGAGAGGCGACTAAAGTTAAGTGTACCCGTAGGTTGGAGAGAGCTCGTAGAGAGACAGAAGGGGTACAAAAAGAAATCGGGTGATGTGACAAAATTCGTGTGATAATAGCTCATGACATCAATATAATGTGGTTTTCCCCATCGGTAATTACTCACATCAAGGCCATTAATATTTAACTTGACTTTATTCGTAGGTGACGTAAGTGCACCATCCGTCGTCGTATCAGATGAAGCGAGATACTTAACGGGGTGATTAAAGGTTAAATCTTGAATTAATTCACCAGATGCAATATTTCTCTGAACTTGGGTAATCAAAAGATCGTGTTTACGCGAGGCGATGTTTCCACGTTCTTCGTTATCTAAATAATAATAATTGGCGAAACATTCAACGTTATAGTTAGAGGCGGTGGTCGCCCAGTGAATACGAATTTCCACATTGTGATAATTGAGCGCCACGAGGGGAAGAGCACATTGAGGTCCTTCACAGAAGAAGAAGCGTAAGGGGTAGAAAAAGGAACGTGCACTCACACCTGGATGTGTACCGTTCGCACTCTTTGACACATTTTGAGCAAACGTGTCGATAGCAATCTTTTCTGTAAACACAGAATCCTGACTATCTACGAGAGAACCACCTATATACAGTTCGACTTTATCGATAATAGTGTCCCAACGCTGTGTGTCGAGAGCCTGTGACGTATCATCGAGTGTAAAATAGACGTAGCCTAAGAGATCTCCAGTACGTTCGAATTGAACGCTGGACATTGAATTGTTTTTCACCGCTCCATGTATCGTTTGCTTTTCGATGGACTGTGAAAAATTAGCATGTCTTTTGAACGTTGAACTGAAAAACGAAATTTCAGGATTACCCACGATATATTCATCCTGGGCACCTATCGCAATCAATTGAACGATACCGGCGGACATGGTAATACTACTTTAACGGGAGAAAATTACAAATTGGGTTTTCTACACACAAAACGAATGACGATAAAATTATTCTTCGCGGGACTCGAAGGGGCGATGAGTGTACCATTTTCGTTACGAATATTGACAGTAAAACGATCAATACTACGGATTGGGTTTACGTATTGTGTCACGACTGGATAATTATCCTTGAAAATGATAGTCGAGGTTCCCTCTCCCACTAAACTCGCGAACGAATTACGTACGATACTCGCAGCAGCTTGACCATTTGGTTCATTCGATGCACGTTCAGTGAAAATGCTGTCAAGTTCTTCAATGGAAATATAACAATGATTGGTCGTCGCATCAGTGTTGATATTAGTAGCGAGTAGCCTAGCCTGTACCACATTTTTCAGGGGTTGTTGAAGATGACACGTGAACGTATTCGCCACCGCTTGACCGATCGTATCGATGGTCACGGTGTGATACTCGTGTTGAAGATCAGGAATCAACTGTGTAGGGGCTGTGATGAGCGCCATATATCATTAGCTTAGATTAAAGATCCACCGATCCCACCCGTGATGTCGTACCCGGCTTGGTCGGACACAAGCTTTTGAGCACCACACACACCTCCTGGAGTAAGACCCTTCGAGTAGGGGCTGTCCTTTTTACCGGATCCGGCGGTACATTCCACGTTGACGGGGAGATCGAAAATGGATTGATCACTGACCGTCTTAGTCGTGATTGGTTTGGGTTGGTACTTGCTCACGGTACCATTTTTAAAAGCGGCCAAAGCCGATATGATCAGAAGAAGAACGACAATCATGGTGAGGGCGTTACGGTTGACACGATTGAGGGTAAACATTTATAATGAACAAAGATTTTTTTAAACTGCGTTAAAGGTAATTTTTTTAGTTTCTGTATAAAGAGTAGATGGACGAAGAGATCGTACTCGATCGAGGACATGCTAGTGTCATGAAATTGGATGCCGA